TGATAAGATAATCATGTATCAGACAAAACCAGGCGGTATCCTAAAAACCCAACCAGCTTCAGGGAGAATTTAAAAGATGGCAACATTCAGCTATATACCAACATATTCAGTCAACATGTCAGTCACTCCAAGGATAAGATCAACAGATTTTGGAGACGGATATTCTCAACGTGTTGGTGATGGATTGAATACTCAACGTCAAATTTGGACCGTTGAATTCATTTCAGATACTACATCAATTGATGTTATCGAAACATTTCTTCAGAATACAGGTGGTTATCAATCATTCGATTGGACTCCACCAAGACAAACAACAGCTTTAAAGTTTCGATATACTGATTACAACCGTGAACCAATGGGGCCATTTTGCGATAGATTGACAGCGACCTTTAGACAGGAGTTTGACTTATCATGAGTATAGATAGCACAGCAATTGCGGCTGATGTCCAAAGATTAGCTCCAGGCAACATTGTTGACCTGTATGAATTGGATGCTACAGAATTTGGAGCATCACAAATCTACTATTTCACCGCAAACACGGATGAAGGTGGCAATGTAACATTCAATGGTGTTGAATATGTCCCGTTAGATTTCGAAATTGAAGACCTTGAATGGTCAACTACAGGACAAATACCTGAAGCGAAAATCAAATTGTCAAATGTAAACAATGCGATAGGTGCGGCTGTAAATGATTTTGGAGATTTGGTTGGTGCAAAATTGACAAGAAGAAGAACATTTGAGAAGTATCTTGATGGAAGACCAGGAGCAAATCCTTCTGCACAATTTGAACCAGATGAATTTATCATTGAGCAGAAGACCGCACACAACAAAAACTATATAGAATTCAAATTGGTTCCGTTTTACGATTTGACAGGAGATAGATATCCAAATAGACAAATCTTGAGGGATTCATGCCCATTCGTATATAGATTCTATAGCGAAGATTCGTCTTCATTCATTTATACATATGTTGTTGGATGCCCATATACGGGATCTAACTATTTCGATGAAAGTGGGGATGTTGTAGTTGATCCTGTTGATGATAAATGTGGCAAACAGTTATCAGATTGCACATTGAGGTTCACAGGAACAAAGACACCAATTCCATTTGGGGGATTCCCAAATGTAGCAAAGATTCGTATCAGATAACAAAGGAGCATAATCCGATGATACAGTATTTCGAGAAAAGAATTGAGCAGGAGATGATCGATCATGCCATTGAAGAATATCCAAATGAATCATGTGGCGTTATTTACAATGGCGAATATATTCCATGTGAAAACATAGCTGATGTTAAAAGATGGAATTTTCAGATTGATCCAAGAATGATTCTGAATTGGAGAATCAAGGGTGATTTACAATGTATTGTTCATTCACATGCAGATGAATATGTAAAGCATCAAGGACAAACGGTTGTAGCTGATTATGGACATGCATCCAAAGAAGACATGCAAAGGCAAGAATCTCAAAAGATTCCTTATGGTATTGTTCATTTGAACACCGAAGGACAATTCATCAAGACATTCTATTTTGGAGATCAATTGCCTGTTCAAGATTTATTGAGACGTCCATTCATTCATGGCATTTACGATTGTTATGGTTTGTTGAGAGATTTCTTCAAGGTTGAATTCAATACAACAATCAAGCAATTCCCAAGAGAATTTGGATGGTGGAATGATCCAAGGAATTCATCAATGTTGATGGACTATGCTGAAGAAGCAAATTTCTATCAGACACAAATTGATGATCAGAATCCTTATAGAAAAGGCGATGCAATTTTCATGACCATAAGAGCGAATATGGTCAATCACGTAGCAATCTATTTAAAAGATGGTCTTATCATGCACCATTTGGCAGAAAGATTGAGTGAGAGACATCCTTTAAACGTGTTTCGTGACAATATATCAACAGTGGTTAGATACAAGGGGTTAAACGATGCTTAGAAACGTATATCTATATGGAGATTTGGCAGAAAAGTATGGGAAGGTTCACAAGATGGCTGCTGATTCTATTGCGGAAGTGATTGGAATCTTTCAAGCTAACTATGCAGACTTTCGTAAGACAATTCTTCCCGGCAATTATGCTATTCTTCGTGGTGATTCGATTGATGATTACGAAGATAATCTCAATGAAGATCAATTGACTTTAAAATTTCGTGAGGGCGATTGGCATATTCTTCCTGAAGCTGTTGGAGCAGGTGGTGTATTTCAATTCATTGCAGGAGCTGTTCTGACTGTTGTAGGTGTATTCGTTCCTGGTGCTCAATGGGCAATTCAATTGGGTGTTGGTCTTATGCTTTCAGGTATCGCTACAATGCTAACACCTGTCCCTGATGTATCCAATTATAGTCGAGAAGAAATCGATGAGAGAGCAAGCTGGTTGTACAATGGTGGTGTGAACAATATCGAACAGGGTGGACCTGTTCCTTTGGTCTATGGTCGTGTGCTTGCAGGTAGTATTTTAATCTCATCTGATGTTCGTGTGACAGAAGTTGGGAACCAAACTCTTGGATCGAGTGGTGAGGTCGTTGATCCGGTAGAACCATAAGGAGAAGAATATGGCAGATGGCAAGAAAGGATGTTTCTTAGCTGGCACAAAGATTCGTGTCCGTAACGGTGTCACTCCAATTGAAAAGCTTGAGATTGGTGATGAGGTCGTTGGATTCGACAAAGCTGGTGATCTATCTTATGGGAAGATCACAGAAACATTTAAACATGATATAGAAGAAACTCAAGATGTTATCGTTGAATTGATGCATGAAAATGGTATTCTAAGATCAACAGAAAATCATTGGATTCTAACCGAAGATGGGAAGACATTCAAGGAAGCTGGACATTTTGACATTGGCGATAAGATCATTCTTGAAGATGGTTCGTTATCCGAAATTACTGGCGTTATCTATGGATTAGAAACCGATTATACTTACAACCTCACAGTCTCACCACACCATACATTTATTGCTGATCGTATTCGTGTGCATAACAAAGGTGGTGGCAAAGATTCCTCAAGAATCCCTGTTGAAGCACCAAACACATTGCAATCAGTTGCATTTGTTAGAATTCTTGACCTTGTATCAGAAGGAGAGATTGAAGGTCTTGTTAAAACATTTGGTGATCCTCAAGGTGCAAGATCAATCTATTTCGATGAGACTCCACTTGTAACAACAGGATCATGGAATTTCACCGATACATATGTTGAATGGAGACGTGGTGCAGCAGCTCAAACAGTCCCACATTCAAAATTCAGAAATTCAGGATCAGTTGTTGATGTATCAACACAAGTAACAAAGACAGGTGGAGCAGTATCAAGAGTTATCAATGATTCAGATGTTGATGCCGCAAGTATAATTATAACGATTCCTGCTTTGTTCAAACAAAATGCAGTAACAGGAGATATTCTCAAAACATCAGTTGTTCTTCGTTTGAAAATCAATGGGTTATTCTATAGAGATATCACAATTCAAGGGAAGTGTACGGCACCATATCAGAGAGAAATAACAATTCCACAATGGCCAACAGGTTATTCATTCCCAATAACACTTTCTCTTGAGAGATTGACGAATGATTCTGCAAGTATCAAGACTCAGAATGATACATATTGGCAAGCATACACAACATTCATTTACGAGCAGCTATACTATCCATATTCTGCATACTTTGGCGTTGAGACAAGAGCAGATCAATTTCAGAATGTTCCTGCAAGAAAGTATCTTGTTGATGGTATTCGTTGTTTCGTCCCTTCGAATTACGATGCAGACACACATACATACTCAGGAGTTTGGGATGGTCAATTGAGTCTATCTCGTGTTTTCACGAATAACCCTGCTTGGTGTCTATACGATTTATTGACCAATAAGAGATATGGTTATGGATTAGATGAATCAAGAGTTGATAAGGCGTCATTCTATTCAGCAGGTGTAAGAGCAGATCAGGTTGTGCCAAATGGAGAAGGTGGATTCGAATATCGATATACTTTAAATACACAGGTTCAAGCATATACCGAATCATTCTTCCTAGCAAATCTATTTGCATCTAACATGCACGCTCAATTGTATTGGAATGGTGGCAAAGTATATCTAGCACAAGATAGACCAGCAGATCCAATCATCAATGTAACGAATGCAAATGTTAAAGATGGTGTCTTCAATTATATATCTTCATCAAGAAAAGATAGACATACACAAGTAGCTGTTACATGGAATGATCCAAGTGATCTATATCGACAAGCTGTTGAATATGTTGATGATCGTGATGGAATTGTTAGATATGGAATTAGAAGAATAGAAACAACAGCTTATGGTTGTTCATCTAGAGCACAGGCACGAAGATGGGGCAAATGGATTCTATATACTGAACAATACGAGACTGAAACCGTAAACTATATAGCAGGTCTTGATCATGCAGGCGTTGCACCAGGAGATGTTCTATCAATCTCTGATGAATTCTATGTTGGTTCAAGATTAGGCGGTCGTGTTGTATCTGCAACATCCAATACTGTTACATTGGATAAGGAAGTTGAAATAGAATTTGGTGAGACATACTATATTCAGGTTACAACTCCTGACAATACAATTGAAAGAAAACTCGTAACAACAGGAGCATCAACGACCGATACTTTAACGATTTCAGGAACATTCTCTGAGAATCCAAATTCAGAATCGGTATGGCAATTGATCTATACTGTTGAACCAAGATTGTTCAGAGTTATCACGAAAACAGAAACTGATCCAAATGAATATCAGATTCAAGCAGCTTCTTATAGCGATGAGAAGTATCTATTCATTGATGGCACGGATGTTTTCGATGCATCTATTTATACGACACTTCCTGATTCGAATGTTCTTGAACCACCAACATCTTTGGAAGCAGAAGAATATCAATCAACACAAGGAACAAGTCGAAGATTCAATGTTCTTCTATCTTGGGTTCATTCTACCGATCCACGAAAACTTGATTACGAAATTCAAAGTCGATTAGATGGATTCCCGTGGGATACTCATGATACGACGATTGACAATTCAACGGTATTCGAAAATGTTGAGAGTGGTTTGTTTCACTATAGGGTTCGTGCAAGAGGTTTGACAGGCAAATCTATTTGGGCAACTCTTGATAACTTTACGGTTATTGCTGATACCACTGCTGCGGTTGACGTTACAGGTCTTCAGGTCAAGGGTGGTGGGACAGTATTCGATGGAAGACATTGTGAATTTGAATGGGATGAAATCACACTATTCGATGAAGCAGACTTCCGTGATTACAAGATTCAGATTCTAGATCCTTCTGATGATTCTGTTTTGAGGACGGCATATACGATAACCAATGATTTCGTATATACATGGGAGATGAATGCCGAGGACAACGGTGGTACGCCGCTAAGATCAATCAAGGTTAGAGTATGGTGTCGAGACATTTACGATTCATTGTCAATCAATCCCGATACAGCTACATTCTCAAATCCTGCACCTGATATGTCAGCAACAGCTCCAATTGTAACTGCACGTGGTGGTTATCTGATGGTTGATTGGACAAATGTTCCTGACAATGACATGGACTACTACGAATTGTATCTTGATGATACAACATCAGGTGAATTGATTGCAAAATTAGCATATCCTATAAATCAATATCAATACTTTAATGTTGAATATGGCAATGTTTACTATTTCAGTATTCTTCCATACGATTTATTTGGAGTTGGTGTTCCTTCACAACAGGGATTTGGTTCACCAAATCAATTTCCAGCTGAGAATGTGAATGTTGAATTGCTACAATCATTGATAATCACGGATTCGATTGATACGACCGAAGCAACGATTATCAGTCTATACGATGGTATTCTTGACCAAGGTGGAGTTACATATCCATCAGGCAATCAATGGATTGAATACAACTACAATCTTGAAGAATTTGTGAATGGTATTCAGGTATGGGCAGATACAACAGCACAATTCTGGATTGAGGTTACAAGGCAAGATGGTTCGAAACGATACTACGGTGGAGATGTAGGACATAATCTTGTCCTTGAAAGTGATCAATATCGTTTGACGGAATACGGATCCCTTGCTGCTGCACAAACGAATTATTGGGAGACTGATGATTCTGGATATCAATTTGCATTTCTACCAAATGGTGTTGTAGGTCAATATGTTAAAGTTCATTTCAATACACCAGCTGGTATTCAGATTTACGAAATGGTTGCACGAAGAATCGTTATAGCTGAAGATATAGCTGTTGATACATTGTCTGCAATTACCGCTGATATAGGAACAATCACAGCAGGGAATCTTCAATCACAAGATTACGATGCAACAAATGGAATGATTATCGATCTTGATAACAGAGACATTGAAATCAAGAAGAATGGTGTCGATAAGCTGGTT